AATTTAAACATAATATAGTGATAATAATTATATGAATTTTTATAAATGTTATATACACATATTTTATTTACATTTATTTTATTTTTTAAATATGAAAACATCTTCATTTGAAATATCTACGAATAAACATATATTTAATCGTTGGAACTGTATTGGAATAGTAGATAATATAGATTTTTCCAAACCATATACGATTAATGTAGGTGAATTACCTTTAGTTATATGGAAAAATCCGAAAATAAATCAATTCGCAGCATCCATAAATATATGTAAGCATATGGGTTCAAAATTAGATAATGGTGAAATTACGAAGGACGGATGTCTAAAATGTCAATATCATGGATTAGAAAATACATTTGAAGAACGTATTGGTGAAACAATTGAACATGAAGGTAAATTATTTTGGTCGTATAATCCGTCATTTACTAAGCCACCTTTGGTGCCTTTTTTCAATAATGATAAATTTCAAAAATCTTATTTGGAAATTGATATGGATTGCTCGTTAAAAGACAGCGCATTTAATTCCATGGATTTAAGACATCCAGAATATGTTCATGGAGGTTTTTTTGGGTTTGGTAATAATATCCCTCCTAAAAATATAAAACACTACAAATACTCTGATGAAAAAGTTGGGCTATCATTTGATTATATTTCCAAGCAGAATATCCAACAATTAAATTCAAACAGTCAATTTACTAGTAATTTTCATATGTATGAATATCCGAGTTTTACTTGGTCAAAAGTAACATTTGATAGAAATAAACATCTAATAATAGGTGTAAATTTCTTACCTTTAGAGGAGAAAAAAACAAGATGGTATGTGACTGTTTGTAACAATTATTTTACAAGCAATATTCAAAATGAATTTTTAAAAATGTTAGCATATGTGATATTGACGCAAGATTTAAAACAAATGAAAAATCAACATAAAGAGGATATATTAAAAGAGGAAATGCTATTTTCGTATATATTTAAAGACGAAGAGATAATGATATGGTTGAAGACTATGTTTGCTTCTTACAATTACCCAACTATATTGAATTGTGTAGAAATGTATCGGGATTATAATAAAAAATTATAAATAATATAATGTGCCTTCATTATTAAATTATTTTTAAAGTTAAACATTTAAAAATAAATTACGATTTACTTAAATGGGCAATACACAATCAATGAAAAAAATCAATTTTGAAGATTTACAAACCGCCGTAAAAAATCCAGAAATCTATTTAATCATCAATACACTCCCAAATTCGGAGCAACAATGTCTCATTTTTAATACGATTAGTGTCGACCAAGAAGAAGTTATTATCAACAAATATATGAAAGAAAACAAGAGCATACGTATTATTGTTTATGGTAAGAATTGTAACGACGAGACCGTTACTAAAAAGTATCAACAACTGCTTACTATTGGTTTCTACAATGTTTTTGTGTATCAAGGCGGTATATTTGAATGGCTTATGCTTCAAGACATTTATGGGAAGGATTTGTTTCCTACTAACAAAAAAGAAGTAGATATATTAAAATATAAACCGCCGCCAGTACTCAACATTTCTTTAATAGAGAATGGTTAGATTTACTTTGGTTATATAATGGTCGGAAATTTAGTCGTTTTTATTGGTATAAAGTCATCTATTATCATATTTAATGCGATATTTGAGAGTTGATCAGCGCGCTTGTTCTTTTCTCGGTAAACATGAATAAATTCGATATATCCAAATTGCTTCTTAAGTTCACATACTTCACCGTATAATTCGAGTAACAATGGATTTCTCACTTTATACACATCGGTAACTTGATTGATGACCAGCTGGCTATCACCGAAAACAATCAGTTCTTTTATCCCATAATCGATCGCTTGTTGTAAACCGAATATTAGAGCATTGTATTCGGATTGATTGTTGGTTTTTAGTCCAATGTATTTGTAGCCACCCCATAATTCGTCGTTATTTTTATATATGACGGCCCCTATACCAGCGTGTCCGGGATTACCTTTACTACAGCCGTCGAAATACATGGTATAATCGCATGTGGGAAATACTTTTGTTAGTTGTCCGGGTTTTGTTTTTATAATGGGTATAAATATGTTATCTGTTTCGGTTTTGTTCATAGTGTTCATAATTATGTGGTTATACGTTTAAATTGTTTCAATTTTTAATGAAATAATTATGTTTATTTATCTATAACCATCTTAGTTAAAATATTAACTATTTTTGCTAACTTCTTATTTTGTTGTTTTAATTGTAAAACTGTATTGTTTGTTTCGTCTTGTTTTTTGCTGAGTTCTTTTATTGCTTCAACCAGATATGGTATTAATAAAACTGGTGAAACGCCGCGAATATTATCATCTATTATTGGTGAATGTGGGCCGCGGCATGTAATTTCTGGAATCACAAGTGACAAATTTTCGAAATCAAATCCGGGTTGGTGTGTTTGTGTTGCATTATTTTTAGATGTAAAGCCTTGTATTTTCTTAATTGTTTCTAATGTATTGGACAATTTAATATACTCACTTCTTAGACGGGTATCGGCATTTATACTCATACCATCCATGTTAGGATCCCACCATATCATATTGTTGTCAGTTGAAAAAACTAATCCGCAAACAGTGGAATCAACAATAGGATCAACAATAGGATCAACAATAGGATCAACAATAGGATCAACAATAGGATCAACAATAGGATCAATAATAGGATCAACAATAGGATCAACAATAGGATCAACAATAGGATCAACAATAGGATCAACCGTGGCGGCAGCTAGAGCAACTAGAGTGCGGCCGCCAAAAGGCCAATATAAATTCCCTGTCATGATGTTCATCGAATTAGTTCCATTCATCATCGTGAGTCCATTATTTACCATCATCATGGGCACCTTGTAATAAATTAAAACACATCCAGAACCCCCAACGCCACCTCGTCCACTGAAGCCGGGTTGTTGATCAGCGAGTCCGCTACCACCACCCCCACCACCCCCGCTACCAAATCCACCAGTTCCACCAGCTCCACCAGTTTTATTAGAATATGCTGAACCATTAGTTTGTTGCGGTATACTATATGATTGTAGTATCGATGATAAATATGTATAAGTAGCTGGAGTCAAGTTACTTCCTCCACCGTTACCACCATCCGCACCGTGTCCTATGCGCAAGTTCCGAGTACCATTACCACCAGCATAACCGTTAATTCCAAAAGAAAAACTACCCGTTGTATCACTAAACGTAATAAGTGTTGTAGAATTTACACCGTTAAATGAACCACTTCCTAAAGCTGTTGTTAATGCTGTTTCGTTTCCAAAAGTTGTATTACCTCCTTGTCCTCCGATGGTTATTTTTTGTGAAGAAGGATAGAATAAATAAGATGTTTTCAGTTCACCACTATTACCACCTTGACCACCTTGACCACCATCGCCAAGATATTGTCCAGCCCCATTTTTGGCCCATCCGCCACCATCATTACCAACACCTCCCCCCCCTACTACTATACAACGATATGCTGCTGATGTAGTGGAGTCTGCTGGCGGCGTTGTATAGCCTAGAGGCAATGCTGGAGGTAAATATGTTGTAGGTGTAAAAGAATAATTGGTAGCAGTAGGGTCCCAAAATAAATAATAAAGCCATCCGTTACCGGATTGTGGAGTAAATGTTGGGGTTGACCCATTTACAAAACAATTGGCACTGTTTAAGTCTTGCGTGAAAGGATTCACGTTGGAAATTAAGACATTTCCCGTACATGTGCTAAAGTATTGCGTCATTTATATTATACAAAAATAATATATTATTTACGAATAATTTAAAAACATTTTCAAATAACTATTATATGCGTCTCTTCCAACTATTGTGCTTCTTTATAGTTCTCTTTGTAAACGCGGATACCGAATGTCCCTTAACAACAAAGGGTAAAAACGAGTTAGCATCGTCGTCTTCTACATTTCGTTTCGTCCAATACAATGCCGAATGGCTCTTCATCGATTATTATAGTGCTATGAAATGCCCCGGTGACGGATGTACATGGAAAACCGAAGCCGATGCCGAAACCCACTTATCCTATGTAGCCGATGTGATTCGTGACTTGAACCCAGATTTAATCAACATTTGCGAAATCGAGGGCTGCGATGAGCTCCGCATGTTAAATGACCTATTAAACAACAGTTATACACCTTTTTTAAAGAAAGGCACCGACACCGGCACCGGACAAAACGTCGGCTTTTTATCAAAAGTTAGCCCTCTCATTGACTTGTATCGTAGTGAGGAAAAAGTGGCGTATCCGATTGCGGGGTCCAAATGTTACACGGGTGTATCAAATGTGTCGGGGAGCACCGGTGTATCAAAACACTATATCACTGAGTTCCAAGTAGGCAATACAATGGTCGCACTGATTGGCGCGCATTTGCTGGCGATTCCGACTGACCCGGCACGCTGCGTCCAGCGTGAAGGCCAAGCACAAGTGTTACAGAATGTGGTTGCTGGATATATTGCGAAACGATATGAAGTCATGGTGGTCGGTGATTTCAATGACTACGATGACACGGTTCTGGACGTTAATGACAATAAGCCGACGTCAAGAGTGCTGAGTATTCTAAAGGGGCAAGACGGTGCGCAGAAAGGTGCGTATAATTTGACGAACGTGGCTTACCGCATTCAAAAGGAGGAGCGCTATTCAGATTGGTGGGACTCGGACAATAACTGTGCGACTAATACGGATGCGGATTTTTCAATGATAGACCATGTATTGGTAACTCCGTTGATAGATAGCATGATAAGTAATGTGTTTATCTATCACGGATACCCAGAGTATTGCGGTAAATGGAATTCAGACCATTATCCATTGGTTGTTGATTTCATCCACCTTTGAAAAGGTGGAGCCAAACTATTTTATTTAAGAAAGGTATTAAGCGAAGCGGAGCCAAACTTATTCTATTTAAGAAAGGTATTAGAAGCGGAGCCAAACTTATTCTATTTAAGAAAGGTGGTTAAATGTAATCGCACTTGATCGCAACAAATTCATTTTTGTCATTTTTTACTATTTGAAACGGTTTACCGCACCCATAAATCAAATTTTTAATAACATAAAAGTCACAAATATCTTTGTTAGCATGTGGATCAATTTGTTTTCTATTGCTTTTAAGCGTACCATGACGAAATATACAACAGTTTAGTTTTTCAATTAAGACTGAGTTTTCACAATGTGGACACGTGACAACAATATCTGTAATGATATCATTTTCAGTATGATTATTTGTCGAATCCATATAAAAAAGAAATAATTATTTTTAATATTTTTTAAAAATAATTATAATTATAATTATAATTATATTGTATTGTATTGTATTGTAATGTAT